TAGGCAACGAAAGCGCGTTACGGGTTCGAGTCTCGTGGGGAGAACCAATTCATATTTGCCGGGTTATTTCAGCGGCTAGAATGTCTCTTTTACAAGGAGAAGGTCGGGGGTTCGAGTCCCTCACCCGGTACTAGCAATTTGGGAGAGTAGCTTAAGAAACAGAGCACCGGCCGTAGGGGCCGGGCGTGGCGGTGTAAAGCCGTCCTCTTCCACCAAATTTGCTCCATGATGCGATTGGTATCGCAGAACCGCTGTCTACGGTTTGAAACGGGTTCGATTCCCGTATGGGGCGCCAAATTCGTCGTGCCAGGGATAGCGAGCCCAGGATCGGACCAACGTCTCGTCGCGTCCGAGGGAGTCAACCGGTCAACACGCACGTCTATTCGCGACATGCGATCAGGACTCACACGACGCACAATTTCTGTTCTATCTTTGCTCAGGCGAAAGCCCTTGGACCGCCTCTATACACATAAGCGGGCAGCGGACGTTCGTGGGACTTTGAATCCCAAAATGAAGGAAACGGCGAAGATAAACATTAATCCCGCAAGGGATACATTCACCGATAGCTCAGTGGTAGCAGCGTTCGCCTGTTAAGCGATTGGTCGTAGGTTCAAATCCTGCCCGGTGAGCAAATTTATGAGTACGTGTCGTTATTGTAGACTTGAATTTGAGCCCAGAAAGTTGGGTGGTCATACGATTCGTTGCGCTTCAAATCCAAAGCGTCAAGAATTGATTGATAAGATTGCTCAAAATCAGGTTGGAAAGTCACTGTCTCAAAAGCATCGAGACGCTCTGTCAGAGACTATTCTGAAACGAATCCAAGCTGGTACGTGGCACAATTCATTTGCTCGTTGTCGTCGTCATTTCTATAAGGAACAGTCCTTCGACGGTTCTTGGGAAGTGTTTCTGGCGAAATGGTTCGATGAACACAGCATCGATTGGGTTCGAAACCAAGAAAAGTTTCCTTACGTCCTTGACAAGCAGAGAAGCTACGTTCCCGATTTCTACCTTCCTGATATCGATTGTTACGTCGAAGTCAAAGGCTGGAAGACGCCAAAGGACGAAGCCAAATGGAGTCAATTTCCTCGCAGATTAGTCGTGCTTTCGGGCTCTGATTTGCAAGCTTTGGGATTGCCTATTACAGTCAGAAAAGACTGGAAAATATAAGTTTTGCCGACACACGCTCCCATACCTCACTCACGAGGTATGGTCAAGTCCCTGTGCTGGCCAATATGCCCGGATGTGACGTCATAATCGGTGTGCAACCGAGTTCGGGCTCCAATGTGAGCGAAGTGTTTTCGGCATTGCACGGACGGTTGTGGCCCGTCAAGAGTGGGTTCGACTCCCACCGCGCACACCATCTCGTAGATGAGATATTGTAGGGTAGATCAATTGGTAGAGCGTCTAGCTGTTAACTAGAAAGATGCAGGTTCGACTCCTGCCCCTACAGCCAAAAACGTTATGTTATACACTCTCAGATAATGGATAATGATGTAGTCCGGTAACGGACAGTGGCGTCCGATCCTACCAATAAGCAATAAGGAGAAATGATGAGAAACGTTCTTAAGAAGGCCGGAGCGGCCCTGCTCGGAGCACTGCTTCTGGCATCCGCGACGGAAGCGCGGGCGGAAGGTCCCAGCCTCCAGCTGCAAGGCGGAGTGGCTGTTCCGACCAACGATCCTCAATCAACGCGGTTCGATCCCGGCTTCTCGGGCATGGTCAGACCCTACATCGGTCTTCATCCCATTCTGGATATCGGTCCGAGCTTGTCTTATCTGGCGCTGCCTTCGGCCGTTCCGGGTGTCGACACGGGCACCGCACTGGGAGTGGGTGGAGGCGTAAGGGTCAAGCGCCCGCACAATCACAAGGACAACCCGGGAACGGGCCTGAGCGCCCTCTCTCCCTACGCGGCGGGCGATCTGCAGTTCATTCGAACTGGCGGTCTCAACCGCCCGGGTGTCATTCTTCAGGTCGGCGTCGCCGTCCCGACGAGCGATGCACGAACCGTCTGGGTGGGTCCCTACCTGGCTTTCCAGCAGGTGACGACCGATCCCCGATCGGGTTTCGATAGCACCGACGGTCGCTTCTTCGGCGGCGGTCTGAGCATCGAGTTCGATCCTTTCGCCAGCAAGCGAGAGAAGAAGGTCGAAACTCCTCTGCCGCAAGAGGAACCCAAGCGGGTCGAACCACCGAAGAAGGTGGAGAAGCCGACGAAGACCATCGAGCAGCGCAAGAACATGACCCGTCGATTCGAAGGACGAGTCCAATTCCTGGTCGATTCGGCAGTCATTCAGGCTTCTCAAAAGCCCATCCTCGACGAAGTTATCTCTAGTCTCAAGGAGAGCATGGAGACTTTGAGCAAAGCTGAGACCTGGACTGTCACCGTCGAGGGACACGCCTCCTCGGAAGGACCGCCCGAGCCGTATAATCAGAAGCTTTCTGAGCGTCGAGCTGAGGCCGTCGTCGCCTATCTCAGGGCGGCAGGCATTCCGGCTGAGCACCTGAAGTCTGAGGGTCACAGCTATCGAGATCCGGTAGCCGACAATAAGACGCAGGCCGGCCGAGTCGCAAACAGACGAGTAGAGCTTGTTCTTGATTTTACGATCGTTCATAAGGTGAAAGTCGAAGGTGACCAATGAAGACTCTTTCCAAGATCAGCATCGCGGCAGCAGCTGCGATCTTCGTAGCCTGCGGCTCGCAGGTCGTCGAATTCCCGGAGTGCGATTGTCCGGTGGATACCTCTCCGCCCAGCAGCGTCGCTCCTCCGGGATCGAAAACCCCGCCCGTTCCGACGGGTTCTTCGACGGAAGAGCCCCCGCCCCCTCCGCCCCCTGTGGATGAGGAGGGTCAGCCCCCTGTCGATGAAGATGCGGGCCAGCCCCCTGTCGATGAAGATGCGGGCCAGCCCCCTGTCGATGAAGATGCGGGCCAGCCCCCTGTCGATGAAGATGCGGGACAACCTCCTGTGGATGAGGACGCGGGCCAGCCCCCTGTGGATGAAGATGCGGGTCTTCCGCCCGAGGAAGGCGAGTGCAACAAGGGTCCCGACAAGTGCCGTGCTCAGCACGGGTGTTGCGTCTCTAGTTGCGCTCGCGAGTGCAACAAGGGAGGTAAGAAGCACACGACCCTGACTTGCCCGAAGTATCAAGGATGCTTCAAGGAGTGCAAGGCAGTGTGCGACAAGACGTTCCTCGAGTGTAAGAATCCCCGCAAGGGTCCGTGCCACAAAAAGTGAACGTTAGCGACAGAACGTAACGAGATTCGGGGCCTTCGGGCCCCGAGTCATTTCAGGATGTAAGTCAGCGGCCAGACAGCCACCCTTGGAAGGCGGAAGCCGGCGGTTCGAATCCGCCCATCCTGACACGAAGAATGTAGTATAATTGCTGTTATGAAAGCAATCTACGTTCTGGAAAACAAGAAAAACGGTAAAGTTTACGTCGGCCAGTCTAAGCACCCTGACGTCAGAAAATATTAACATTTTCACTTTTCACCCAAGGTATCTCATCATCCTCTTTATCGATCTATGATCAAACACGGGTTTGAAGTTTTTGAATTTCGTATTCTTGAATGGATCGAAGATGAAAGAGTCTCTGAACCAGAAATGTACTGGGTATCGTATTACGATTCCTTTAACCCTGAGAAGGGTTATAACCTGACTCTTGGAGGAGAATATCGAGCGGATGTGCAAATCAGAAGAGACCAAGAAGAAAGTCCTCTTGATCTTGTAATCAGACGACTTCGAATTTATGTTCGAAACCCTCCTCATATAATGAGGCATGCCTAGAGGATACAAAGCAATTTGGATCGAGAAAGTGTGTCCGGTTTGTAGCAGTCCGTTTCGGACACCAATCGGTCATCGAGAAAGAAAAGCATGTTCTGTCGGATGTGCCAATACACATTTTCGATCCTACAAAAGCGATTCGAATCTGTTGGTTGAATCATGAAAAAAGTGCATCGTTTGTGGTGAAATGAGAATCGTCGAGGCCCATCATTACAATGGGGTTCATAAAGATAATCGCCCTGAAAACTTTGCGCCGCTCTGTCTAACGCATCACCAATATTGGCATTCAGCTTATCGATACTTGATTCAAGAACAGGTAGATGAGTATGTCAAAAAATTTTCTTCTCGTAGTTCAGCAGATAGAACGCAGCGCTTCGAACGCTGATGTCGCGGGTGCAATTCCTGCCGGGAAGACCAAATCACAAAAACGGGATACTTATGTCCATGACCAAGAAGGATCTCATCAAGTCGTTTATCAGGGAATCCCTGCTAAAGGAAGGCATACCCGTTACCAGCACGTCTCATCTCAAACCCGGGATGAAGATTCGACATACAGGTGGTTTCGATCCCGAGATGCCGGCTGTCGCTAAAGTTCTTACTGTTGCGGGTGACAGCGTTACGTTAGGTGATTCCCGCGGGCGCACTCTTGTCCTTACGGGAGAACAACTTCGTCAAGGTGGATGGGTGACAGAAATGAAGCTCGGAGTGACTGGTCGACATTCTTTTGACGTCTCGGCAGGAGCCGATGACGAACTTGAACCTAGCATGGGACCCATGTTGGGTGGAGACTACGAGGAAGATCTTTCCTGTCCCGAATGCGGCGCACCTCCAGGTATGTGCGATCCGATGTGCCCCGAAGGTGGCATGGGAGAGGATCCTCGAGATCCCGATCGTAAGCACGACGATTATTGATCATGCGCAATCTCATCTTTGTCCTCCTCGTGGGCTGCCCCCATGGGATCGAGGATCCGTTGCCTCCGGCAGAGGCTCAGAATATTCAAGCTCCCGCTCCCCGTTATTCCTCCGATGAGTAATCAAAAGATACGGACCAGGGAGCCTGTGGGCGCCGCCGACAGACGCTTACCTTCGATCTGCCGGACGGTGGATATCGCGTCACGGTATCGTTGCCTGTCGAGTGCGATCCTTTCTGGATCGATCGCGGCGATCCTCCACCATTTATGGGCCAGTAGCACTAATAGGAGTGCGCCTGCCTTGCAAGCAGGCATGAAGCGGGTGCGATCCCCGTCTGTGTCCACCAAGCTAATTGCGGTGTATAGTTATCCGCATGACCCCTAGAGAATTCTGCTACTGGCTGCAGGGCTTTTTCGAAGTAGTGCAGCCCAAGACCCTGACGAAGGAACAAGTCGGCTCGATCAAAGAGAAGCTCGATGAGAGCCTCGATGATCCTAAGAAAGCCCTTCGAGCATTGGCCGAGGCGGCCAAGACGAGTCGACCCGATCCCGGTCGCTGGACCAAGAGATCGGCTTACGATCTGCGTAGTTCGAGAGACGCTCTTGACAAGATGAGGACTTACTGCTGATGCAACCCGAAGATTTTTGCCGCTGGCTGCAGGGCATGTTCGACGTGTCCAAGCTCGAGGAACTCAATGAGGAACAGATCGCCATCGTGCGAGCTCACCTCAATGCCGTCTTTGAGGATGTGACGGGTTACGGCATGGCAGGAGTCGCCAAGAAGTATCGAGGGATCAAGATCGATCCGAGCACGATGCTTGAAGACGACGAAGAGATGATGGACGAGGCCGAAGAAGGTCCCGTCGACGGCAGCATACTGGGTGATGTCGCCTGGTGCATGCAAAAAGACGATTCAAAGCAGGAGAAGTCCGATCCCAACCACAAGGAAAACGCGTGGAAGGTCGACCCTAGCATCAAAACAGTGCTAAGCTGCTAAATGAAACACGAATGGGAACAGATAAAGCATAACGATCGTATTGTTATCGCTTGGAAATGCAAGAATTGCGGATACTGCGCGGGTAGATATTACGGTGATTGGCCGGAAGATCGACCGCCCAATAACCATCCCGCAGGAGAATTTTGCAAGGAAGATTTGGGGCACTAGCTCAATTGGGAGAGCGCTACCTCGGCAGGGTAGAGGTTACGGGTTCGACCCCCGTGTGCTCCACTATTCTAACCCCTCCGGGGTCACGCAACATACGTCACGCCGGAGTTTTTGGGGCTGTAGCTCAATTGGGAGAGTGCTACGTTCGCATCGTAGAGGTTAGGGGTTCGATTCCCCTCAGCTCCACTAGTCCCTGGTATCCGAGAGCATTCTAGAACGCTTTCGACATGCCATGATGCGTAGTCTATCGGAGAGGACGCCGCCGTCCAGGCGGAAAGGCGGGTTCGATTCCCGTCGCATCGTTGGGGACTTTCATTTGGGACCGTCAAAGGCCGAACGCTTGTTAAAGCCCATGGGGACCTCAAGCGAACGAGGGTTCGATTCCCTCCGGTTCCGTCATAATTAAGAAACAGCATGGCGTACCAATTCGCTTTAGTCTATCCCGTCGAGGACGGCTTTGCTGTCGAAGCTCCGGAAGGAGCTACGATCGGTCAGACATTTACGCGCGAAGGAGAATCCTGGGAGATAGTTCGTACTTTTTCTCTAGGTTACGTCATCGTATCTGATGATGCTACTCTCTGGCCCACCCCTAACGTCGATTACGAGTTAGTATGAAATTACTCGAGGAATTCATTCGAGAGGCCTTCAATCGGCTCCGGGTTTCAACATCGGAGTCTTGAAGAAATTCAAGACGGTGCCCGAAATCTACGACTATGTCAAGAAGTACCTCAAACCCTTGCGGGTCGTCTCTTACAAGGCAGACAAATACGGTCGCTGGTTAGCTGATATCTTCGTCGGTGTCGATGGCGTCGAAAAGAATGCAAACCAGCTGTTGATCGAAGCGGGGCATGCTGTCCCGTACATGACATAAAATTTGGAAGCGTGCTCGAGTGGTTTAAGAGGGCGCTTTGCTAAAGCGTTGAGGGTGGTAACGCCATCCTCCGAGGGTTCGAATCCCTCCACTTCCTCCATGATTAAAAAAGATATCACAAAAGAACAAATCGAAATGCTACTTCGAACAAGTAGAAATGTACGGGAAGCCGCAGGAAGAAGCGGCCTTAGTCAGGGTATGTTCGATAGACGAGCGCGTAGTTTTGGTCTTTACAATCGCCAAAACGGAGGACGACGTGTTGCTATCGATCTCCAAGAAATTTTGGACGGCAATCATCCGGGATATCCGACTCCAAAACTAGCTAAGCGCCTTGTCAAGGCAGGCATTAAAGATTATAGATGCGAGTGTTGTGGACTTGATGAGTGGAATAGCATGCCTCTTTCACTTCAACTCGATCATATCGATGGATGTTCGACAAATCATCGTCTAGAAAATTTGAGATTACTTTGCCCGAACTGTCATTCTCAGACACCGACTTACGGTAGCAAAAAATTGATTTGGCAGCGAACTCGTCAATAAAGTTCGACATCCTTTGCCGGCTAGCCGACATATTTAAATGTCAGACAGTCGAGGCAAGATGAACAACGCCCATGAACTTCATAACGAAATCAAGAAGGCTCGGCTCGAGTCCAAGAAGGCTCTGAGCAAGCTCATCGAGAATTATAGTCGCCTGGATGAAGGTAAACGCACCCGTAACATGGGTCGTTCCATCATTAAGGAAGCCATTCTTTTCGAGCGTCTGACCCTTCTTGAAGCCGCTGGACAGGATGTGCACCACATGGCGGAGATGATGGACGGCATGAAGATGTCGGCCGAGCTCCTCGCTAAGCGGTTGGGCCTCGAAGGTCTGGCCTCTCGAATGGACGCCATTCGGGTGCCCGACGTTTTCGAACTCGATTCGATGTTTCTGAGCAAGCCGCATCTCAAGAAGTTCATGAAGGATTTCGCTGATGTGGCGGCGGTCACCAAGGGTCTGTTGGCCTTGTCCGACGATCTGGGGGAGACCCAAGGCGGCCTAGGCGGGCCTCTCGGAGAAGTCTTCAAGACGCTGCAAATGGCCGGAGGAATCTCGGCCGAAGGCAACCTCGGCCAGGCTCTCTTCGCTTATGACAACGCGACGACTCCCATGAACAAGAAGAAGTTCGGCTTCGGTCGCAAGTCCAAGGCCGTCTCCATGGAGAAGAAGTTCGCTGAAAGCATCAACAACATCCTTCGTACCAAGTCACCGAGCGCCGTCAAGATCATCAATCCGCAGGAGCTCATTGCTTCTCTTATGAAGCAGCCTATCAAGCAGATCATCCGAGCCTTCCACGCCTATTCCGCTTCTGTCACTCACTATGTCGACGACGATATGCTGATGGCCCTGTCCAAGGGACCGGGCGGTGTGACGGGCATCCTCAAGGACCTCGTCGATATGTTCCAAGGTTCGGCGCCGGCACCTTCTCGAGGTTGATGTAATCCGTCCGTGGACGGTATAAGATGTCCACATGACGATGTCGGTAGACATGCGGGCCATTTATAAGCTCGCCGGAGACTACGACAGCACGCTTCGAGCTGATGACCCGCGTTTTCGCAAGGTGGTCATCGTCAAAGAGGAGCATGGTATGTCGACTTTCATCTATGAGGACGCTTTTGTCGTTCGCAAGGACGATTGGTATTGCGTCTTCACGGAACATCATGGCTACCACGTCTACCATCACGAGGATTATAGCGTCTCCGCTTACAGCGGCCGCGAAGGAGTCGATTCGGCTCCCTTCTAGTTTGACTAGGAGGGAACATGAGCCGAAGCCATCATCCGAGAAAGACCCGCAAAAAGCCGAGATATCGTCCGGCAGACGGGTGGTACTGTCCCATATGTAATCCTGATATCAAGCTCGTCTGGTTTCGTGAGAAACAGAGGGCGGCAGATAAGCAGGATCTTCGAGATAGGATGAAGGACCTAGAGTGAAGAAAGAATATTCTGAGAGGATCTACGGGCATCTCTAGAGGTGCTAGAGATGTATCAGATGATCATGATCCCTTCCCTAACGAAGGACATCCGTTGGGCATGCTATTACATGACCCGAGAGACCCGTCGAGGGTGGAAGAGGATCGCAAACCGAAGATTTCGTCACCGTTTTGAAAAGACGATGCGAAAGCTTGTAATCGATCCCGATATGTGGTACAATGAGGCATTCAACGTGCCCCAAATCACTGATTGGGACCTCGATTGAACATTGGAAGTGTGCGCGAGTGGTTGATGCGGTCACCCTGGAAAGGTGATGGACCCCCTCAGACGGGGTCCCGAGGGTTCGAATCCCTCCACTTCCTCTATGTGTTTAGCATGCATCGAAAATCCGCTGCCCGTTCTTGACGGGCTCGAAAAGATCATCGAACGCTTGAAAGCGGAAGGTAAAGACAAGCTCGCGAAGCGCGCGCGGCAATTTCAAGCCAAGAGGATCAAGGAATTCTACGGAACGATCGGCGACACTACCGCCTGTTCCAAGGGAATGGACGTCCGCAAGGCCGTCGACGAGAAACGATACGAGATATCGAGGGAGATCTGAGATGGGATTCCGCAAGATCGGTGATTTCAAGGATTTCGGGATTTGCGCTCATCCGGAGCACGAGCCTCCCGGCATGATCGTCTTGCAACCCGGCGTCTACGAGTGGAAGTGCCCAGGTTGCCACAAAGAGACCATCGTCATCCAGCGTAAGGATGCGTCTCTACAGGACGATGATTCGAATCCGATGCATGCCTTCGGACATGGTCGGGGAGATTAGAATTTGGAAGCGTAGCCAAGCGGTTGACGGCGCCTGTCTCGAAAACAGGTAGGGGCGGAGACCCCGTCCCTCGTGGGTTCGAATCCCACCGCTTCCTCTAAATACTTAAGAGAGAGGTCAAAATGACTTTTGTTGATGTGTTGAAGAATGTGGTCCTGCCCGTTCTGACGCTGGCCACGTGCTTGGGAATGCTGTACGTCTCTTGGCTGCTCTTCAAGAGCCCGGAGCCTTTTGGCGCCGTCCCATGCTTGCTTCTCGCGCTCGTGAGCGGTTATTTCAGCTTCCTCGACGCTCGCAAGATCTACGGTCTGCTTACCAAGTAGTGTAATCGGCCCGTCTCTCCTTATAGAATGATTCCAGTATGCTACCGTGGCGGAACTGGTAGACGCGCTAGTTTGAGAGACTAGTTCCCGAAAGGGAGTGCAGGTTCGAATCCTGTCGGTAGCACTGTTATGTCTTGGAACAAAATTACGAAAGACAACGTTCACGTTGGTCGTAGACGAATCCAAGCTTGGACTCTTCGAAGAGTATTAGAAGAGTCGGGTCGACGATATGAATGTGAATCTTGCTCTAATCCAGGAATCTGGATGGATCAAGAACTTCGACTTCAAGTTGATCACAAGAATGGAGACGAGTACGACAATACACTCGAAAATCTTCGTTATCTTTGTCCGAATTGTCACACTCAAACCGTGACTCATTCTTTCAAGGGTCGAAAACATAGCGACGAAGCGCGACGAAAGATGTCAGAAAAGGCATCAAAGCCTCGTCCTAATCAACACGCGAAAGTTTTATCATGAACGAAGTCGCAAAGTATGCGCGCACTGTCCTGAACAGCATCGAAAAGCGCCCGCGGATGCACGGAGACGCTCTCAGCGTCGAGATGCAGTATCTGATGGCTCTCGAATTCCTGGCCCTCGCCGAGGGGTCGGACGTCAAAGCGGCTCGTAAGGCTTATGAGCATGCTCTGGCCGCTCGCTTCAAGACGAGCCAGATGCCAGCCTCGTGTCACGAGGTTCCGATCGAAGATGTCATCGACCTCCTCAAGAGCGTAAGGGATTCCGTCGATCCCAGCCGCTGGGTCGACATGGAAGACGTTGTCATCGAGTAGTTATCCTATGTGCGACACATCGTCGCGACGTTAGGATTCTTGCTGACAAGCTGCGCGGGCAGCTTGAGCGTGGATTACACCGTCATGTGGGACACGGTTCCCATGACGTGTCGAGATCCCTTCGCTCGTAAGGGAGAAAAGCGAGTCATCTGTTTTCCAGTCGACGCTAGAGAGCTTCCTCAGCCTCCTAGAAGAAACTGATGCACAAATGACCCGCTGTTGTATACATTATTGTTAAGAGTTTTGCTGACGTAGCCTAGTGGTCAGGCCCCTTCTTGGTATGAAGGTCGACGCCGGTTCGAATCCGGCCGTCAGCTCCAGGTGTTTAGATGCTGAGGAAAGCTACTATTTGGACCGTTAAGCTCGTGGGTGAGGACACCCCGATGCATATCATGACCCCCGGATCGTCTTTTTACGATCTCGGAGATATCTCCATGCTGCTGAAGGCCGCGGCCGACGATGCGGGTGTCGACAAGGATCTCGAAATCGAATCGATCACGAAGTCTTGCATCGCGGTAGGCTTTACGAAGCTGCCGAACGAAGGCGCGCTGGCTCTTCGAGAGGATGGGACCATCAAGGTTAACGATCCGGATCGTCTAGCGGCCATGGCCGGGTTGCCGACCGAAACGTCCTCGTTGTTCGAGGGCACGGCCCAGACGATGGCCCAGCAGGATGCGCACGATCCCGAAATGTCGAACGCTCCCCTGACTCCCGCTTCTATCGCGGGGGCCGTCGAACTCGCTCCGAAGATCCTCGAAGCGGTCGATAGAGCCGAAAAGCGTCGTTCACGCGGCCGACGCTGATACTTACAGAACGTTGCGGGCTTGGTATAGTGGTTAGTGCCCTAGCCTTCCAAGCTAGAGACGCGGGTTCGATCCCCGCAGCCCGCTCCATTTAGCCGCTTATGCGGGCGTAGCACAGTGGTAGTGCGTCTGATTGCCATTCAGAAGGTCGTGGGTTCGAATCCCACCGTCCGCTCCATGTCCTCCCAAAAGAAAGAAATTCGTCGACGGTTTCGTGAGTCCGTCTTTCTTCGAGACGAGCATCGCTGCCAGGGTTGCGGCTGGAAGGTCTTCAACCAGGAGCACCAGCTCGACGCGCATCATATCACTGATCGTAATCTGATGCCGGCCGGAGGCTACGTCCCGGAGAATGGCATCAGCCTGTGCCCGGCTTGCCACGAAAAGGCGGAAGAGTTTCACCAGACGGGCATCGCCGCCGAAGGCTGGGCTCCCGACGATCTGTACAGAATGATCGGTTCGAGTTATGATTTAGCGTTGGAATCTTCCACAAAACTGGAAAGGTCGATCAATGGACGCGGCAACTGACTTTCAGAAATTCGTGGGACGTCCTGTCAAGCTCAACGAAGTCAAGACGAAGTACAAGGACAAGGAGTACTCTCACTTCGAGTACGACGAACAGGATCCGACTATCGTCGAAATCAATACTCTCGTCGCTCAGAAGAGCTTGAAGCTTCGTGTTTGGACTCCTGGCATGGCCGGCACGTGCGATTGGTGGACCGATCGAATCAATGTGCACATCGAGCCTGTCGGACAGGGGTTCGGGCAGGTGAAGAGTGTCGCTATCGGCTAAGGAACCTCTGGGCCAGAAGCTGTGCTATCTGGCCGTCGGGTTGGCTCTGCTGCCCGGTCTGATCCTCGCAGTTCCCTTTCTGTATATTCTTGACAGAAAGTACGATGCCTTCTGCCCATGAAGTGTCAGAATAATCGAGGAGAGTGTCCCAATACGGCCGCCTTCGTGCGCGACATCCCGAATTTGGGAGAATCCTTGTGCTTCTGCGTCGATTGCGTCGACAAGGAGATCATGCACTACGGTCAGGATTTCGGCTGGTACGCTTTGACTCCCGAAAGGGAAGAGCAGGAAGCTGCTAGCGAAGAGATGCTAGAGATCTGGAAGAAGGAGATGGCAGGTCGTTCCTTCTTCAAAAAGTAATGCCGGGTTAGCTCAGCAGGCAGAGCGGCTGTTTCATACGCAGCGTCATCGCGTGGGTTCGATTCCCACACCCGGTACCATATTTAAAGAGCATGCGCCGCGAGAAGATGACGACTCTCGATCGATTCATCCTTGAATCTGTCGATGACAGGGACGAATTGGCTAGCATCTATTCGGATGTCTACAAGGAAAAATACGGCATCCGACCGCGTTGGATGAACTTCGACGACATGTCGACCGAAGAGCTTCGAGCCGAATTGGAACGTCTTTACGGGGAGGAGGGTCGCATCGACTACGAAGAAGAGATGTCCGAACCCGAACGCGATCCCATGGCCGACTTCATGGTGCCTACCGATCAGGATTTTCATCCGTACGAGACTCTGCCATCCCGTCAGGGCATGGGCAAGCGTGGCAAGTTCATGGAAGCCGTCGTTAGCATGAGCGACTTCAAAAAGAAGAAGGACGTCAAGGCTTACGAGCTCATCATCGGCAAGTTCATCGCGACCTCGCAATCGGGCGTCGACAAGCTTCAGTTCGCTAAGGAATTCTTCGATGAGGAAGAGAAGCAGATCTTCGACGAGCTGCTGGGCACGTATCGTCGTGCCGCCTCCGATCTGAGCGCGTTCCTCCGCGCGAAACGACTCCGCATGCTGAAGTAAGGATCGTGTAATCCGATCCCCTTCCTATTATAGTAGTCCTACGAGGTGTTTGATGAAACCGTCCATCGGTGGAAAACTGTCCAAGGATTGCAGCCGTCGTCGTTACCCGGGCATCGGGGGTCGGCGACACAACCCGGTCATGATCGAGACCAAGCGCAAGGAAGCGCTGGAGCGCAACGCCAAGTGGGCGGCGCTCTCCGTGCGTGAGCAGCTGGCCGCTCTGGATCGTCGCTTCGGCGAAGGTCAGGGAGCCAAGAAGCAGCGCGCTCGTCTCGAGGCGAAGCTCAAGGCACCGGCGCCGACCGCTCAGGCCGTCGCTCCGACGGCCGAGGCCCAGCCGACGAGCAAGCTCAAGGCCAAGGACCGTCGTGAACAGGAGCGCGCGGCCAGCCGCGCGGGAAAGTGACAGGAGATGAAGCTCTACATTCCGAATGACGACCCCCGCTTGCCGGGAGAGTACGTCGAGGTGGCCGAGGATCGCAGCGCGTGGACCTACATGGGTCTCCTCGCGGGCCTGGGTCTGGGACTCGCGGGTCTGATCTACGTCTTCATCTGAGACGAAAGGGCGGCGGTTCGCCGCCGCCCGTAATACCTACCTTAATGAGGAGGAGTTTTTGGGGGTGACAGGTTTCGACAGCGTTTCGAAACGTCACATGCAAGCCGTGCTGCGAGAGGGTCCACGTAAAAACCCATTCGACGTCTAGATGCCAACGACAATGACATCGCTCCTCTCGCCCTCGCGGCCTGAGGAATGGGCGGGGACAGCCTAGAAAAAGAAAGTCCCTTATCCCCACCGTGAGCGGGTCAAACCGCGACAGGGGTGCTAGCTAACGAACGACGAGCAAGGACGTTAGCCAGGGACAGCCGAGAGGCGACAAACCTGATGCAGCGAGGGTGCAATAAAACCTGAATGTCGGCTCTATAGACGAGGATGCGGTCGAAAAACGCATTCTAAGCTTGTGAACGAATGTGCCGCGTAGTAATGTTGGACCCGGGTTCGATTCCCGGCATCTCCACTCGACCGTTATTTACAGTGTTTCGTAGCCGAATAAAATAGATACATGAAGTACATCTATAGCGTGCGAAACACTGTAAATAACAAACGATATATCGGGCAGACATTTTCGTTATCTCAACGAAAATATCAGCACTTCTCAGAAGGTAAAAAGGGATCGTCAGATCATCCTCTTTATCGCTCTATGCAAAAGCATGGGATCGAGAACTTCGTTTTCGAAGTCATTGAAGAATGCATCGATGATTCGATCAACGAACGAGAGATTTATTGGATTGCCTACTTTGATTCGACGAATCGAAACAACGGTTACAATTTGTCTAGAGGCGGCGAAGAAATAAAGGAAGAGACTCGTCGAAAGCTTTCCGAAGCTCTCAAGGGCAACAAACACTGCGTCGGACGAGTCGTTTCCGAGGAGACTCGCAAGAAACTATGCAAAGGCGGTCGAACGACGACTTTGCGACGCTTTGGTCCCAAGCAAGAATCGAAAGAAATTCGAACGTGCGCCTGCGGTAACCAATTCGAAGTCATCATCTCGAATCGAAAAAGGGAACGCGCTAAAGCAACTTGCTCGAAGGAGTGCGCAGCGAAGAGGATTCTTTCAGAGAAGACTAGAGAGAAGATCTCCCAATCTCTCGCTTCGAAATCCTCCTTGCGAGATCAGATCCGAGAAGAAGCGATATCTCGTCTGAGAGCAGGCCAATTCGCGACTCAGATCGCCATTGATCTAAATGTATCGTACAAAACAATATGTAGAATTCGCAGAGATACGTATGAATTAGAAGGTTAACCATGAGATGGTGGCTGATATACAATGCAATCGGGCAGTTGACGTGTTGCGCTTATTCGGCCATCACCGATAATTGGACACCGACTCTAAGCTGGGCTTTGGGCTTCATCTCCGGTTTTTTCGGAGCCAAGATCTCCAGCGAAATCTCTAGGAGAATGAAATGTCAGCGAGAATCGAAGAATTGACGAATAGGATCAACGACCTGCGCGAAAAGCTGCAGGATCCGTCGAAGTGCGGCTGTAGTCCCGAATCCCTCCAGAAGCGGTTGGAATTCGCGCTGGCCGAGCTAGCCTCCCTCAATGAGGCGATGTCGGACAAGGACAACCTCCTCAAGGGATGACATGGAATACGTTTTCTTTGCAGGTATCCTGGCGAGCTGGTTAGCCGCGGCAGGCATCGGAGCCCTCATCGCTTTCAGAGAGCTGAAAGCCGAATGGGGAGAGCAACTGACTTTTCGGCGGGCGAAGGGCGAATCTGTGGCACCTGCGACGGTGCCGGAGACTCCCAGAGCCAAGAGGAGATCCACGCGATAGCAATTTGGGGCCGTAGTTTAAAATCGAATAGACGGTTCGGCCGCGAAGGCGTTGCGCAGCGCAGTCCGGCAATTGGTTAGAACGCCCGGCCGTCACCGGGAGATGG